TAATCGCCAATCTCTACGTTCGCGTCATATACACGTCAGTCGGCGGAACTAACCCAGAAGTAAAAGTAAACTTCTGTAACCATGCGTACTCGTCATGATGTTCTTATTTTCAACCTCGGACAAGATCGGTGCTAAGGCGATTCGCTGGGCGCTTGATGAGCCATGTTCGCATTTTGCGATTGTATTTGACGAGCGGGAGGATGGTTATGGCGTGGTATTCCATTCGCATCTCTCAGGAGTGCAATTCGATTGGTTTCGCTCGTGGCATACGCAAAATAAGATTGTTTACGCGCTTCGCCCGAAGTCCGTTCAGTTACTTGAGGAAGAGCGCATTTATCAGGCGATTGTTTCGCAGTTCTACGGCAAACGATACGACGCAGCAGCTTTTGTGGAATTCGGTGTTCGTGCACTCCGACGCAAGTTATTCGGAACTGCGATACCCGCCAGATCGTCTTTTGGGCAAAAGGACGCATATCTTTGTACGGAAATAGCGCCTGCCTTGCAGCAGGCAAAGCCTGAGTACTTCTCTGCACCGTTGACAGGAGACTTGACAACTCCGTATGCTCTATTCAATAACATGAATAGTTCTAAAGACTTGGAAAGGGTCCCGTGGATCAGTGATCGAAAGTCTTACAAAGTCTGACATTAGGCACTACCTTTGGCGTGCTGGCGACTTGCGTTTTAAACTACACCGCACACAAAAGCAGATCCACTCGACAGTCAAGACGGTTGACGCAGAGGAAGTCTTAATTCTCAGTTCGCGCCAATTGGGTAAATCTTATTGGGCGGCGATATATGCGATTGAGTTCTGCCTCAGGAACCCGGGCAGTATCGTGCGGATCTTGGCCGCGACTCTTAAACAGATTCAGGACATTGTGGCGGACAACATCGGTCCAATTTGCGCGGATGCTCCGAGTGGATTAATTGAGCGGCAGAAGTCATCATATCGGTGGCGTGTTGGCAACAGCTCATTGCGCTTGGGTCCGCTAGAACGCAGCAATGTGGATTATAACCGTGGTGGTAATGCAGCGCTGATCATTTGCGAAGAGGGCGGATTTGTCTCCAGTGACGACTACCGCTATGCCATATCATCTGTTATCGGTCCTCAGCTCTTACGGTCAGGCGGTCGCCTAATCCATGTCACATCACCGAGTCAGGACCCTAATCACATCATCCATACCGAGATCATGCCGAAGACGACGCTGCTGAATTCATGCTTTCGGTACACGATATTCGACAATCCACAGATCACTCCTGAACAAATAGAGCAGGCCAAGCGCTTATGCGGTGGCGACAACACGGCGGCATGGCGCAGAGAGTATCTTGCGGAGATCATTAGGGACCCTGAAACGGTTATTGTGCCGACGTTTGACCCAATGAAGCATGTTCACGACTTCCGCATTCCGGACTATTCCAACTGGCAGGTTAGTATCGACTTTGGCGGTGTGCGGGATAAGACGGTCGCGCTACTTTATACTTACGATTTCCTCAGCGATAAAGTTTTGGTTTATGGTGAAGCGATGTTCCCACCGAACACGCCAACGGCTACGATTGTTGAGGGTGTCTCTGCCTTGGAGAGTCGTGCGGCTAGGTACGGTCATCAGATCACAGGGAGGTGGGCCGACGCTCCGGGGCAACTTCAGATTGACCTTCAGCGAGCTCATAACTTCGCAATCCGAGTGCCGAGGAAGGACGACTGGCAGGCTGGAATTAATAATATGCAAGTGATGTTTGGTAATAATCAGGTATTAGTTCATCCGAATTGTACGTTTCTAATACAATCATTAGAATCTGGGCAGTACAATGATAAGCGCACTGACTTTGCGCGCACTGAGACGTTGGGGCACTGTGATGCCTTGGCTGCATTGGGCTATGCTCTTAGAATGTTGGACCGTGCGAGTCCGTACCCTGTGCTGGCGCCGTCGCAAGAGCGCACGTTTGTGCGCCCGAAGGTGCCTGAGTCACAGAAGATTGCAGAATCAATACAACCGAAAGTATTCAGTGACACTTTTAATGGAAGTGGTATAAAAAGATTCGGAACCTTCAAAACAAGCTACAGGTAGGCGCCATGCTGGTGCCTATCTCATTAGGCAGAAGATGGCCAAACTTTCCCTTCAAAGACTGCTCGAAGTTTCACGATTGCTTGCAACTGAGGCAGGGCAGCAGCTTCAAGACCTTTTGACGTTCACAAATGATCTTGCGGATCAAGTTTTAAGGGCTTTAAGGCAGGGTTTAACCTTTCAAGATAATTTTAATTGTCTTGTTCGGCAATACACGATCCAGCACCAGACGGACACGCTCATCAACACCGACGGCAAGCGGCCATACGGTGTCATTCCTGTGCGTGTGGTGTCTGAAACGATCCGCGTGGGTGCAATCAACTGGCACATTGATAGTACAGATCAAACATTTGTTAATATTTCGTTTGAAAACGGCACAGAATCCTATGCCGTTGTATTGATAGTGTTGTTTAACTAAGGAGGTTCTACAATGGAGACTGCTGCGACGACTGCACCAGTGGCCGATGCGAACTCTGAGACTGGCGAAGAAGGCAGTTCAGGGATTGTTGATGCTACAGCAAAGCCTGCTGCCAACAAGGCAGCGCCGAAAGAGGCACCGAAGCCTAGCGTTGACATGAAGGCTAAGCTGAAGGCCAAAGTTTACGACAAGGAAGAAGAAGTTACTGTCGAAGATCTGCTCAAAACGTATCAAAAAGAGCGAGCGGCAGATGAAAAATTCCGTCGCGCATCTGAAATTGAGCGGAAGTATCGCGAGATGGAAGCAAAGCACAAGGAATTCGAAGAAACGATCACGAAAAATCCTTGGAAGCTCTTGGAAGATCGCGGAATCAACGCCGATGAGGTTGCGGAACGTCGCCTACTGCAAAAAATGCAGTGGGAGATGATGAGTGACGAGCAAAAAGCTGCCGAAAAGACGCGCCAAGAGAATGAAACGCTGAAGGCCAAAGCCAAGTGGTACGAAGAACAGGAAACTTTAAGGGAAAAGGAACTTGCCGAAAGGCAGCGAGAAGATATAAAATTAAAGCACGTTCAAGAAATAGATTCAACACTTTCAGGGGCATTAAAAGAGCGCGGCATGAAGCCTACGCCTGCCGTCCTCGAAAGTGTGGCTCAATACATGCTGGCCCACCTGAACTCAGACGGCGGCAAGAAGGACATCACTCCGGTCGAGGCGCTTGATTGGGTGATAAAGCAGTCAGAATCGGATTTCTTTTCGCGACTCGAAGGATACGACGTAAACACTTTGATGGATCGGCTATCCGGTGACTTTAAGGACGCTATCCGCAAGTGGTACGTTGGCCAGGTGACAAACGGAACGTCCAAGCCGAAAGCGGCTCCTTCCACCCCTCCCAAGGCGAAGGTCACGCGACAACGCACCGACGACTTTTTCAAAAAACTAGAACAAAAATACGGTTAAAAGGAGTAAATAACCATGGTAAATTCGGTATCTCTCGCATACTGGAGCGATAAGGCTCAACGAGCTGAAAGCCGGGAGCTTTCTCTCGTTTTCAACATCACTGGCGCCAAAGCTTCAACAGAAGTCCAAGCGGCACCTGTTCTTCACACTTATGATGCCTTTGCATCACAAGCTGTGATTGACGACTTCCTAGGCACAACCAACGAGTTCCTGTTGACCGCGTTTGACGCGACTGCCATGGGCGCTGACATGTTTGGTGGTGTCGTCAACTTGGAAGGTCAATGCAAGGCCGTCGAAGCAATCACTGCGATCTGCTACAGCGGCACCGATGGTGCTACTCAAGCAGTTTCTGCAAAAGCTGGATCATCTGCACTCACCGCGTCGACATTGCTCACTGAAGTAGCAGCAGGTGCTGATGGAAACGTCGGCTTCAAAGTCAATTTCGGAAACACTCCTGACTTTGATGCTTTGACCGCTGGTTTGATTGTCGTCAAAATTCTGTGGAAATCTAAATAACGAAGTTAACTCAGGAAGGAGTTTAAGCTATGGCTCAAGTCAGTACAAATGAGGTTGTTAACCTCTTCAAGAAAGTCTACGGCAACCTGAACGATCTTCAGCCCGAAGACTACATGCTTCAACAAGACCTCCCGTTCAGCCAAAAGCAGCGTGTTGGCGATAGCTACGTTGAAGCTGTTGTTCTTAGTTCTGAGTGCGGATGGACGCTTGGCGGTAGCGGCATGGATGCGTTTGATTTGAATCCGGCAATTGCTGGATCAGTCAAGCAAACGACTGTGCAACCATTCACCACAATCCTTGGATCGGTTGTTCCTTGGGGTGTGTTGTCTCGCTCTGCTGGTGGTGGCGAACGTGCTTTCTTAGATGGCACCAAGCACATCGTTCGCAATAACCTCAAGTCGCACGGAAAGCTTCTTGAGATCCTTCGAATTTATGGCCAATCAACCAAGAAGCTTGGTTACGTTTCTTATGCAACTGCAACCTACCGTGGCGTTGCATTCACCAACGGCTCTGGAACGCTGACTGTTAACGGTTCTTCCGTTGCCTTCACAAACGGCGTCAACACATCAGAGAAAATGCTGCTCTTGAAACCGGGCGATTTCGCCGCTGGTATCTGGGTAGGCTCTGAAGGCTGCGTTGTGAAGCAATTGAACAGCTCTAACGTAGTCGTTGCTGAAGGTAAGCTCGTGAGCGTTGACGCGGATGTCGGCGTTATCGAAGTTGACTTCACGCCAGTTGCTGCAACCTCTACATCGTCGCACAAACTGTGCTTTGACGGCATGGAAGACAGCAAGGAAGCTCTTGGACTTCATGGGATCTTGAGCGCGTCCAGTTCGCTGTTTGGCATTTCTACTAGCGCTTACAGCTTGTGGAAGGGTAACAACGTATCATTGAGCAATGTTAAGTTTACCTTTGATCGTTTGCAATCTGGTGTTGCAGCGGCGGTAAACCGTGGCGGTCTCGATGGGGACCTGATGGTCTACGTTAACCCGCGTACTTGGGGCACTCTGATCACGACTGAAGCAGGCAAGCGTCGTTACGATGGCTCTTACTCAACTTCAGAAGCGACCGACGGATCTGAAGCAATCACTTTCTATCACCAAGCCGGTAAAGCGATCATCAAATCGCACCGCATGGTCATGGAAGGCGATGCATTCGGTATCCACTTGCCCGATTGGTCACGGTCTGGCTCGGCTGAAATCAGCTTCACCATTCCGGGCATTGATAAGGAAATCATCTTCCCACTTGAGAACCAAGCGGCGATGGCTTTCAGGTCGTATGCTGATCAATATGTGTTTTGTCATGCACCTGCTCGCAGCATCCTGTGGCAAGGAATAAATGACGAGTCAGCATCATAGGATGACTGACTAATCCAACAGCCTCCTGTAGAAGGAATGTCCAACTACAGGAGGTCACTATGTGGAAGATTTATAAGTTAGTGTGTGTCGAAAACAATAGGTGTTATGTGGGTTCTACCGTAAATTTCAAACGTCGCTCTAAACGCCATATAACGGAGTTACGGCACCAGTATCACCATTCGCACAAACTGCAAGCAGATTTTAATGCCTATGGTGAGAATGCGTTCAAGTTCGAGATCTTGGAAGAAACAGACAACCTAGATAAAGCTTACGAGAGAGAAACTCATTGGATCACAACTCTTCGCTCTTATCCTGATGGTTACAACCTCACGTATGATGCGAAGCATTTACATATCGACCCAGAAACGAGAAGAAAAGCGGCTTCGGCCAATGCCTTTCTGTTCCAAGATGCGGCGTACAGGGAAAAGTGCCGGTTGAGGGCGAAGCGGCAGTTTGCTTCACCAGAGGCGCGTCGGGCCGCGTCCGAAAGACAAAAGCTATTCGTTAAGTTAAATCCAGAACGCAGTCGTCAAAACTCTATCGCCGCAAGACGTGCGGCAGGGCCAGCGTTAAAGAAACTTCTAGCGAAACTTGTACGTCGGTCGGATGGCATTGTGTACGAATCCATAAGAGACGCGGGGATTGCTTTATGTCCTCAGCACCACGAATTAGGAAGAAGCCGCGTGAGGCAGTCTATCAAATTAGGTAAACCAGCTACAGATTCGGAATGGAGTTTTAAATGGCATCAGTAACGTGGAATGGAACGACATATTCAATTCCAGAAGTCGGTCAGCTTAATTGGGCTAACCTATCGAATTTCTTGGTAGATTTGGGCAACAACGCTGCTGTTGCGCAGGAAGCTGAGCAAGCGATTCGAGTTGCAACTTCGACTCCTGTTACTGTGGCCGCGGCAACTGATTATGCGGTTATAACTGATCTCACGGTGCCAGCAGCAGTTGCTGTAAACCTACCCGTCGGTGTGAACGGTCAGATCTTCGTCATTGTTGACGGCGAGGGTGACGCGGCAACAAACAACATTACGATTACCCCTAACGGCGCTGAAACAATCCGAGGCGCAGCGACTTTAGTACTTTCAAATAATCGCGCTGGCGTGGCGCTTCAATATCATGCATCAACCACAGATTGGAAGATCTTGTGGCTATCGGTATCTCCCGGACAGATCAAGGCATCGGACATTGCAGACGGTTCTGTGAGCAATACGGAATATCAGTATCTTGCGAACGTAACTTCAGACATTCAGACGCAGTTCAGCAATAAGCAGCCATTGGATGCGACGTTAACGGCTGTGGCAGCATACAATACCAACGGGCTGTTCACGCAAACAGCAGCGGATACATTTACAGGGCGTACGATCACAGCCGGATCGTCCAAGATTGCGGTTACGGACGGTAACGGCGTCGCCGGCAATCCAACGATTGATGTAACAGAAGCTAACCTCACTCTTGGCAACATTGGCGGCACGCTAGGCATCTCCAAGGGCGGTACTGGTCAGACGACTCAGACAGCAGCTTTTGATGCGTTGGCACCGACGACTACCAAGGGCGATTTGATTGCGTCCGATGGTTCGGACAACGTGCGTGTGGCGGTGGGCGCTAACGGGCTGGTGCTGACTGCCGACTCAGGCGCAGCTTCTGGTGTTTCGTGGTCGGCTGTATCACCTTCATTAGATTCTAATTTTGACGAGATCAACTTATCGTTAGCGAGCAGCGTGGGTAGCAGTGCCTTGACCGTTGCTCTTAAGGATAAAGCGGGTTCGGACCCTACTGGCGGATCTCCTGTCAAGATTGCGTTCCGTAGTTCCACGGCAACGACTGGAACGTACAATACTAGGACTGTATCAGCGGCATTGTCCGTAGTGGTGTCCTCCGGCTCGACTCTTGGGCATGTAGCATCAGAAGAATATCCAATTTATGTGTATGCTCTGGACAATTCCGGTACGGTTGAATTGGCAGTTAGCACGACTCTTTTCGACACGCTCAAGCTGCAATCGACGACAGCAGAGGGTGGCGCAGGTGCTGCCGATTCTGGCACGGTTCTTTACTCGACAACGGCGCGTTCTAACGTGCCGATTCGCTTACTAGGTCGTTTACTCAGCACGCAGACAACGGCAGGTACTTGGGCGGCTGTACCGACGACGACCTCGTCATTTCCAGATGTAATCGGCCCAGCGACTTCAACAACAGCGGGCTTGGTGCGCACAGATCGCATATTGTCTAAGTCGGCAAGTTACACGATTACAGACGTTGACGGTGTTGGCCTTCTGCTGATGACGACTGGCTCTAGTACGCTAACAGTGACTCTGCCGGATGCGACGAACAACATTGGGCGCAAGATCACGATTAAGAAAGTCGATTCCGGGACAGGCAAGGTTACAGTCTCCCGTGCTGGATCTGATACGATCGATGGGTATACGGCAACGGACATTGGCAAAGGTGCAGAGAACCAGTATTCCTACATCACATTACAGGCAAGTTCGGCTGCTTGGTCTGTCATTGCAGTGAGTGAAGTAGTTACAAGTACCGTCACCTCGGGGTCTGCTGTAGCATTTGGCGACTCTACTTTCGTGTCAGTTACTACAGTCGCATTGGCATCGGGGCGCTGGGCGATTGATGGCATTGGTCATATGAATCACACTGGTGGCGGGGCGGTATCTCAAAATACTCTCTTAGCTAGATTTACATCCACCGGGACGCTAGGCGGAAGCGGCGGTTGGGGACTTGGCAACATCAGCACTGTGAGCGTTGATTCCACAATCCCTACTTTCGGAGTAGTCCTTCCACCTGTCTTTGCGACCGTGACAGGAACAAGTGATACGATAACGCTTGAGATCTTAAAAATCGGCAGTAATACAGTGACGGCGTTTGGCCATATCAGAGCGGTGCGTGTGAGATAGGTGAACTCTTCGGAGATTCCTAAGATTTGTTGATTTTTTGGAGGATTGAAATGCAGGACGATATGAAATTGCAGGCGAAGAAAGAGGCGCTGCAAGAGCTGATCAAGATGATGCAAGAACTCATGATCAAAACAGGCGAAAGCCCGATGCAGGAAGCTATTGAGGAATCTTCGGAGTCTTCGGAAGCGGATGGTGCAATGGAAGCGCTTGAGGAAAAGGCTGAAGGCGAAGGTTTAGACACTGAAATGCCTGATGTCGGATTTGAAGACTTGATCAAGCGCGAGATGAAGAAAAGCTCCAAGATTCCGTCTAAGGGCAAGGGCAAGATGGTTGTTGGCGTTAGCGTCAAAGCTGCCCCAGTAGCGGGCTTCCAGAAGAAAATGAAGAGATTTGGCTAATGCTAACTGATGATCTATTAGAATCAGTCCGCACGACGATCACCTCGCCGGTCAACCAAGTATTGTTGACCGACGATCGCTTGCTCGATTTTGGAAATCAGGAAATCGATTCTAAAGTCGTGCCGATGATCAGCTCATTGAATCAGGACTATTTCACGTATCTTGAGACTGAGGCAATTACATCGGGTCAAGATTCCTATGATATCCCATATCGTGCGATTGGCAGGACTTTACGAGATCTCAAGATTATCGATTCTTCGGGATCTGTGCGCAACATCTCAAAAGTCCAATTAGAAGACGCACATTTATATCGGTACAACGCGACTCCTCAAGCGTTTTATTTTTTCGGAGATCAAATAAAACTTGCGCCGACGCCTGATGTTACTGGCGTATCATTGCAGAAGTTCTATTTGATCAAGCCATCAAAAATGGTGCTTGAGAGTGATGCGGGTAAGGTTACTGCTGTTAGCGGGACCTCCGTCACAGTCAACATGGTGCCAAGTTCGTTTGTTGTCGGCGCGAAAGTGGACGCCATCAAGGGCAAGCAAGGGCACCGACTTTTGGACATTGACCGCACGATATCAGGTGTTGCGGGTCTTGTGCTGACACTGGATGCGGCGGTTACTGGACTGGCGGTGGGTGATTACATTGCATATCAGTGTGAGACGCCAGTCATTCAATTGCCCGATGAAGTTCTCCCCTATTTGATATACCTCATGGCCAAGCGTTGTTTAGAGGCTCTTGGCGATTATGAGGGTGTTTCGGCAATCGACAAAGAGATATTAATTCGCAAGAAAAACTGCGAGTACCTTCTGGCCCCACGTATTGAGGGCGAATCGACGAAGATCTTGCAACGCTATGGTTTATTGCGTGGTCATCGTGGTCGCTATGTGCGTGGGATTGTTTATTAATGGCGTATACGCATGTCCAGATTAAGAAATTCGCAGGGCTTGCGCTGCAACCTAATACGTTCACGCTGCCTGATGGCGCGTTGGAAGTGGCAGAAAACGTGGTCATTTCCGATGATTTCACGATCCGAAAGCGACCGGGGTTTTTCACATTCCACACGCCTAGTGGACCGACATTAAACAACGTCTATTTGTATGAGGATAATCTTGTCGCGGCGTGCAATGACCGTGTACGTCGGATTAGCACAAGCGGCGTAGGCACGGATCTCACAGGTGAGACGTTTGCAGCGACTAGCGGGCATGTGGCGCGCAGCGCTCAGTCTAATGACAACTTATATCTGACTAGTGACAACGGCGTGATGAAGCTGACCGCTTATGATTCGCAGGTCACTAAGGCTGGGGTCCCCCCTGCTCTTGACCTACAGGGCGCGTTCATTCAGGTAAACTTGCTCACGACGACGACGTTAGGACCGATTGCGGGCGATACGCAGGTTGCATACCGTGTATTGTTTGGCAAGAAAGACGACAACAAGAATCTTTTGCTAGGGGCGCCGTCGGATATCCTTGTTTTAAATAACAGTCCTGT